CTTGTAATTAACAACTTATCTTTTAAATTTAATTGATCTAATAATTTATCTAGCAATAATAATATATCTTGCTGTTTTAATCCTACCGGATCATAAGGAAAATCTATTCTATATTGATTTAATTCTTTAAACCAGTCTATAGATTCTTTTGGAGTAATATATTTTAATAATTCTGGTAAAACTTTTTCACATAATCCATGAATATTAATACTATTAGATATAATTTTATTAAAAACATTTTTATTTGAATTGATATGAATTATGTGTTTTGCATTTGGAGCATATTTATTAATGTTTCCTACAGTTTGATCATCAAATCTAGCTCCAACACAAATAATACAATCTGCATTTTGTATAGCCTGGTTAGCTCTTATAGATCCATGTATACCTAACATTTTTAAACTTAAATAATGAGATTCTTCAAAAATTCCCAAACCATGAATAGTAGTTGTAACTGGTATTTGAGACAATACTGCTAATTGCCTTAATTCATTGCTTCCATTTATACATCCCCGTCCGACATATAATACAGGTTTAATTGATTTATTGATAATTTCAGCAATGTTTTCAATAGTTAAAGGTGGTGTAATTGTTTTACAAAATGAAGTTTGGTTTAATAAATCCTTCTGTATTGTTTCAATATCTAATGGTTTTATAATATTAGAGTCACAGTCTTTTATTTGATCTGATGAAAATACTTTAATATTTTTGCCATTTAAATTATCCAAAAAATGGTGTTTTCGTTTTAAAATATTAATACTATCAAAATTGGAAATGTTTTGATTTAAAATATCTTTTGGAATATTAAGATGAACTTGTTTTCCATTTTTTACTAACATTAAAGCATAAGATAATACATCAAAAATTTCATTTGTTTTATTCAAAGAATAATTCCAATAAGTTATAGCTTTTGTTAATTCAAGCACAGGTACAGATTGGAATACATTTTTACCTTGCATTTCTGTTGAAACATCACCGGAAATTACTAATAAAGGGATATCGTCGTAGTATGCATCTGTTAAAGGAGTTAGAACATTTGTCAAACCAGGATCTGAGGTTGTTATAATAACACTATCACATTTATTTTTTGCTTTATTATGTCCTAAAGAACAAAAACCGGCACTCATTTCACTCGAAGGGACAAAATATTGCATTTTATTATAGTTATTTTGTTCATGAAAATGGTCAAGCAATGTCATTATATTACCACCATAAAATATATATGCTGTTGATAGATTTTTAGATAGAACATCATAAATTAATTTAGATGTTTTAATTTCTGTAGTTAAGCTTTGTTTCTTATTTGTAGATATTGCATTTTTAGTACATGATTTAACTATCAAATTGATACAGGATAAACCAAAATCTTTTCTTCTAAAATCTCTAATAGCGGTTGTACTATTGATACTAGTCCGTAGTGAATTGATAAGGGGCATTAAATATATAAATAAAATAATATTTAATTGCTTATAATTTCATTTTTTTAATTTAACATTTTCCACACCAAGCATAAAATATGCCATTATAATTTTTTTTGGGACCTAATATTTCAATATTTATATTACATAGTTTACATCGTTTTTCAGGTGAATAATTTTTAGTTATATCACAATAACATTCTAAACAGGATAGAATATGTTGATTACTATAAGAACATGGTAAATACCATTTTTGATTTTCTAAACATATTGGACAAACACAATCTTCAATATATTGATAATATAATTTTACATCTAGTTGAACATGCTTACATAATGTACATTTAATATCAATCATTGGTGATAAATTGTCTTGATAAATATAATATCTATTATTGTTAATATTATCAAGATTGGAGTTATTGTTATCAAGGTTATAATCGCTGTTATAATTATGTTGAATTAAATATCTATTATAATTATTATGATTATGAATATTATTATTTATATCATTTAAATAATCATGAGATAATATATTATAATAATAAGATTCTTGGGTATTATAATAAATATCATATCTTCTCAACAGTATATGATTATCATTCAATATATTCATACTTTTTGCCATATTATAATATATACGATTAATATTATTTTGATTAAAATAATATTAATCGTATATCATAAATTAATATTTGTTTGATTAGTAAATATTATACTTTAAATAAATTTCGAATATATGGTAATAAAATTAATTTTTATAAAATTAATAAAAATTGATTTTATTTTAATTTTTATAAAATTAATAAAAATTGATTTTATTTTAATTTTTGTGATAATCTATCTCTTTATAATGTATAACTATGTATTTAAATATGTAATTGTAGGTGATGGAAATGTAGGTAAATCATGTTTATTGTATCGATATATTTCAGATATATTTGTAGAAGATCGTGATAGTACTATAGGTGTAGATTTTGCCTTTAAAATAATTAATATAAATGTTAATAATCAAAATATTAATATAAAAATCCATATTTGGGATACAGCAGGCCAAGAGTATTTTAAATCAATAACTCGATCATTCTATAGAGGTGCAGCAGGCATCATACTCATGTATGATATTTCTAATCAAAAAAGTTATGAAAATATTATATCATGGTATACTGATATATTAGAACAAAATATATCTATTAAACCAATAATTGCTTTAGTTGGAAATAAAAATGATATTTTAAAAAGAGAAGTTTCTATAGAAGATGGGATTTTACTTGCTAAAAAATATAATTTTTTATTTTTTGAATCAAGTATTAAATTAAATTTATATCATATGTATAATTATAATGACATAAAATTTTCTAGTTCTAATTTTCAACATATAAATTTTGAAGTTTCTACAGTAACACAAATTAATCTACAATCTGAGATAAGCTCAGATTGTAGATCTAAAAATAATATAAAAAAATCTGATTCTTTATTAAAACTTAAAAATTTAATAGATATTTCTACATTAGATGTAGAAATTCGTAATAATATTGATATTATTTTTATTAAAATGGCTCATAAAATTTATAATAATTTTATGGATAATAAAGATACCATATATTGTCCAGAAAATTATGGTATAAAACAAGGTTTAATACCAGACTCAAAACATATAGAAAAAAAAAAATGTTGTTAATAATGCTTATAAACTATAAAATCCTAAATTAAAATTAACATAATGTCAAAGCTTATTGATTATAGGTGTATATTGACATATACCATTATGTAAAATTATACTATAGATAATATATATATATGGAAATATTATTATGATTAATAAATTAAATATATTCAATCCATTACATTGAGCTAAATAAATAGCTGTTATAATCATACAAATATGAAATATTTTATAAATATAGATTCCTGATTTAATACATTTATTTATTTCAGTTTGATTTGCCATTATAATACTATACTTTATTATATTTTTTAATATATTTTTTTTTAGAATTATTATATGATTTTATTGATTTATTTTTTTCATTTGAATAAAATATTTTTTTTTTTACTATAGGAAACTTTTCAATTATAGGATTAAAAGTATCATAAAATGATTGTAATATATTAACCCAATTTGCTTTACCAATAGCAATTTTATCTAAAAAATTTTCTAAATTTGCAGAAAATGAAATATCTATAATATTATTAAAATTTTTAAGCATAAATTCATTGATCTTTATTCCCATATTTGTAGGAATTAATTTATTATTTTCTTTTCCTATAATAATATCTTTGGTATTATTATTATAAGTATATTTTTTTGATTCGTTCAGTGTATTAATTATTTCATAATAATTAATAGTTTTTTTATAACCATCTATATTTTTATTTTCTATATAATTTCGTTCTAATAATTTAGAAATAATAGAAGCATATGTAGATGGTCTACCTATACCATTTTTTTCTAAATATTTAACTAAATTTGCCTCATTATATCTTAATGGTAATTTTGTATAATCTTCAGAAATATTTATTTTTAAACATTTTAAATATGAATTTAACATAAAATTTCTGTTATCGACTTTATTTTTTGGTTCATTAATTTTTTTATCTTTTGATACAATATGGTATAATATTAAATACCCATATGATTCGATAGTTTCGTGATTACTATAAAAATAACCTTGGATATTTTCGAGTATTTTAAAATTTTCGGTAGATAATTGATTTGAATTATCTTTTAAATTTTTTAAATATATATTAAATTTCAATATAGATATATCATTATTTCTTGCATCTATTTCTAAAATTTGATTATTAATTATAGCAGCTATCATTTGACTTCCAACAGTTCTTTTCCAGATTAATTCATATAATAAATTGTCCTCTATAGATAATTTATTATCTGTTAATTTGTCATTTATAAATTGTGTTGGTCTGATACATTCATGTGCATCTTGACTAGTTGAATTTTTAGAAGTAAAATTTTTAGGATCTGAATATTCTTCACCATATTTTTCAACAATATACTTCTTTATATTATTAATTGCTTCATTGCTAATATTTGGACAATCTGATCGCATATAAGTAATATAACCATGTTCGTATAATTTTTGAGCAATTTTCATAGTTTTAATTATATTAAAATGCAATTTAGTACTAGCTTCTTGTTGTAATGTAGATGTGATAAAAGGAGGAGGAGGGTTTTTATTATGTTTATTATTGTAAATAGATTTAATTATAAATTTGGTTTTTTTGTTGACTAAATTTAAAAATTTTTTTATTTCCTCTAAATTTGATATATCGTTTGGATTATTTAAATTATTTAATTTTGAATTGAAAATTATACATTTATTTATATTATCTCCATTTGCAAGATCTAATGATTTATCTATATTAATTATAGCATTAATTTTATCTTGTTGAATTTCTTTTTGAGAAAAATCAATATTAATATCATTATCTATTGCTTTTAATATTTTATCATCTATAAATTCTGCTGTAATCTTCATATATGGTGTACTTATTTGATTAATAATTTCATTTTCTTTATCAATTATTATCCGTAAAGCTACAGATTGTACACGCCCAGCAGATTGAATATTTAATTTTTTTGTATTTAGTTCATTAATAGTATTATCTGTTTGATCAACTAAAGGTAAATAATTCCACAAAATAGGACTTATTTTATATCCAACTAATCTATCTAATAATCTTCGTGTTTGTTGTGCATATACCATATTATAATTAATGTCAATTGGATTACTTATAGCTTTTAATATAGCCCCTTTAGTTATTTCATTAAAGATAATTCTTTTAGGTTGGTGTAAATTTAAAATACATACTAATGAATGGGCTATAGCTTCACCTTCTCTATCGCCATCTGTTGCTAAAATTATATCACTACACTCTTTTTTTAATTTTTTAATTTCGTTTATAATTTTAATTTTATCTGAATTAATTACATATAATGGATTAAAATTATTTTCTATTTCAATACTTAATGTTTTTTTATCTAAATCTCTTATATGTCCACAAGACGCTTTAACAATATAATTTTTACCTAGATAATCTTGAATTTTTTTAATTTTTCCAGGAGATTCTACAATAACTAAGATTTTACTAGTCATATACCTATCATAAAATTATATGTTTAATTATAAGTTTTCAATTTTTATTTTTATTTTTAATATACTCTTCTGATAAAATCAACATAGCCTGAAAATAATCCCAAATACTCGATCGTGAATTTTCATCTAATTTATAATAAATATCTTTTAATTGTAAAATTTGAATTAAAGTATTTTGATCTGAATCTGTATAAATCTTTTCATTAGTAAAATATGCTTCATCTCTATTTAAAATTTGATCCCTCAATGGTAAAGCATGTACTAAAAATTGTTCTAATGGTAAGATAGCATTTGTTTCTATAATCATTTCAAATTTTTTTTTATAGATTACACCAGTAAATGGTAATAATTGGTTAAGTAATGTTATTACAATATTATTAAATTCTTTAACTTTATCCAAACTCATTATAATATAAATTATAAATTCTTTAAATTATTTTTCATTAAATTTTTTATAATAAACTAGAAATAGTTGTTATATTCTCCATATATATTCCAATAGGTAAATTAAAGTTTGTATTATTTTGAATTATTTGAGATATCATTTCCGAAGGATATGATATTGGTAGCTCTATAGAAGTTACCGACATCGTTTCTAAAATATTTAAATTATTAGTTTCTTGAACTGGACTTTCGAAATATGATGATGATGAAATTTCCGATAGATCATTACTAAAACTTGAAATATTCAAATCATTTATCACATGGGTTGTATTAAAAGGAGTAATGGTTGTAAATAGAGTAGATGAGTTTGTTAAGGCATTATTTTCTAGTACAGAATTGATATAATTAAGTATAAATTTAGGTATATTAATTTTTTTAGGTGGTTTATTTAAATATGGATTAATATTATAATTTTCAATAAATGAATTTTCACTAGAAATTATATTTTGAGAATAATCTAATATTAACGGTTTTATATTATATATAAATTTTTTATTAGAAAAATTTACATCAATTGAATGTGAATGATTATAATTAATTACTGGAAAATATATATCATCAATATCTATAGATTTTTTTGTTATATAAACTAATTTACCATTTAATGTAAAAAATAATTTAATTTTATTTGTGCTTAAATAAATAATACCCGCACCTGCAGTATCTCCTGGAAACCAAGATACAGAAACTTTTATATTTTCTTTAATTTTATAAAAATTATTCTGAACATTTCCACTTATTGAAAAATATCCTATACTATTTATTATTGATCCTAAATGTGTATTTAATAATATATTTTTATTTCCGTATCCAATAGCTATATATTCTTGAGATGAAGAAATATTATCAATATTTTTGTTATATTTGATTGTTACTTCATAATAATATACATTACTAGATAATATATTTATTTGAGAATCATTTATAAAAATGGGAAAACTAAAAGGTAAAGGAAATTTTATGTTATCATTTTTTATAAAATTTTCACTAGTTGTTTCTACTGATTTTGTAGTTTTGTCATTTAGATCTTTTTTTGTATTATGTTCTTTATTTTTAGATTGAAATATTGTATTATTTGGTAATATTCTATTAGCAAATATAGTCCTACAACCATTACCGCCTTTAAATTGATATTCCTTTAAAATATTATCATAAGTTATTAAATGTTTGTCAGTATATAAATTTGAATCAATTAATAATTTTGATGGTAGCGGGATAAAATTTTTAATACCTAGTAAAGGATATTCACAATTATACGATACTATATTATAATCATAATAAAAATTTAATAAATTTATTAAGTAAATATCAGCAAAATTATTTATTTTTAAATTTGATATTTGTGATACAAATATGGTATTTTGGGTATTTTTTAAATATTTAAATTCGTTTAAATCATTTAATTCATCCAATTCATTTAATGAATTAAGCTTATTTTTAGATGAAGATATTAATGCTAAAGGAGTTAATATTGAAGAAAAACTTGAGTTTTTCGCTAACAAATCATCATTATCAGAATAAATATTATTTAATATAATATTTTCTTTTTTTTGTGAACATAAATAATCTGTAATTTTATTTAAATATTTCAATCTCATATTATAATCTGAAGGTATAGATAAATAATCAGATGATTGATTATTTACAAAATTTTCTTGGTCATATAACTTATTTAATTTTGTATAATTATTTTTATTATTATTGTGTATATCTTCATAAGATGCAGACCAGTTATCATCTTTTATACAAAGCTTAGATTTGTGTAAATTTAAATTATCTAAATTTACTGAATAGTAAATATTTTTTTTATAAAATTTTGTTTTCTTAATAATATCATAATAATCTAAAAAAAACATTTTAATATAATTTATTAAAATAAATTTATTTTTAGAATTATTTATTTTATACCTTGGACATTTAAAATGCCAATTTTCACAGTAAAAAATATTCAAATTAGTAAAAATTTGGTTATTATATAGCATGTACTATGTATGAATTATCGTAAATATATATGGTCTTCTCTTCTTCCTATTGTAAATATACTTTTTACAATATTTAACATATTTTGACCAACAATTTTATCTCTATAATAAAATATGGAAAAATAAAAATTTAAAATTAGAATATATTACAAAATAGGTTATAAGGGTGTTTTGGCTGGACTTTATATGAAAAAAGTGGAATAGATAATATAAGATTAAAGAAATTTTTAGAAGATAATATTAGATAATGCAAGTGTTCATAGAAATGAACTAATAGACCCTTAGTAAATAAAGATAATAAATTAATTTATTATCTTTATTAACATTTTATAAACGCAATAGAGTATTAAATTTAGTATATTGAAATTAAGATTACAAAGTTAGGATTAACTTATAATGAATTATAGTTAAATAGAAAAGTAATAAAGATATACTAAAGAATATACTAAAGAATATACTAAAGAATATACTAAAGAATATACTAAAGAATATACCAAAAGATATATCAAAGGATATACCAAAGGATATACCAAAGGATATATCAAAGGATATACCAAAGGATATATCAAAGGATATATCAAAAGGATACTTATAAGAATTTACTAATAGGTTTCTATAAGAGAGATGTAGTACATATAAAGAAATCATCCAAAAAATCAAGAAATCAAAAGCATATAAAGATAAATATTATTTATTTTAATAAAAATCGGCGTTTTAAATCTCCAAAGTATAATAAAAAAAATGATAAATCTTTATTATATATAAAAATATAAGTACTTGTAATGACTTTTAATTTTCCTATACATTCTGACTTACTCGACTTACCTGATTTAGATGAAATTCAATATGATGATTTTATAGGCAAAGAAACACTAAATTGTGAGTATAAAGAATTTACGTTTAATAATGCAGGACTCCCATTAGATGAGAATAGTGCAGAATATTATTGTTATACAAATAAATTTGAATTTAATCCATATGTTATAACTAATTTAATTCAATATTTTAAACAATATTTACCCAAATATATTTCTGCTTTTATAAATTCTAATATTGATGGTGAATTTTATATAGGTGTAAATGATTATGGTTTTGTTAAAGGAATACCATATTGTGGAAACTTACCATGTGATTATTTAGAAAATGAAGCCAGGAAAATAATTACAATTTATATGAAATATTTAAATGATAATAAATATTATTCATTTGATTTTAATAAAATTATTAAATTTAATTTTATTAAAATTAAATATATCGAACAATATTCATCTGTTTCAGATAAAAATGATAAATTCTTAGATTATAAAAATGAAAAAAAAAAATATGAAGCTATTTATAACAAAATCTTAATAGAATATAATAAATGGAAATTAGATTATACATTTGTTACACATAAAATAATAGATTTAATTAATAATAAATCTGTTCGACTTATGCTTATTGATTATATTAAACAACATGATTGTAATAATCCAGCCATAAAAGTTTTATCAATTGATGAAAATTTTTTAAATTTTTCTTGTAAAACTTTTGGTTGTACAATTCAAACATGTCCACCTTTGGGTTGTAATAATATAGGAAATCTTAAACAAGATTATAATAATATTTTTTATTGGATAACGCGATGGAAAGATGAAATGGTACCGAAAGTTCGTAGTCGTAAACCAATATTTAATATAAGTTTTAATTCAAAAAATACTCCAATAAATCTTCTTACTAATTGCAGTACAATGGTACCATATTGGATGAAATTAAATACAAATATGAATTTGTATTTAATTAAAATAAATATACAAGGAGCATCAGAAAGATGTTCAATTTCCAACTTTGTTAGAGATTCGTTAGGGATAGGTAAAATTACCAATCCTAAAGGGTTTGTCAATGATAAAAACAAAGATTTTACCATCTTTCCTTATACAACCACAAATAATATAAATCATAATATTTTATATTATGATTTAAATACAAATAATTGGTTAGGCTGTAAAAGATATGTATCATTATCCGGTGATCCATATTGTAATAAATATATACAATATAATCAAATTTAAAATAATTTTATTTATCAGATAATTATTTCATTATCAACTAATAAGTTAGGTTTATTATGATTAATAGTTGTATTGGCACAACTATGAGTTTGTTTAATATCATATTTATTTTTATATTCTATTGCTTTTTTTTGTTCTTCTTTAATTGTCTTTTTTCTAAGGCGATTTAATTGAATTTGCTCAACAGTTCGTTTAGCTAAATTTTCATCTTTGATCTGTTTATTTATTTGTGTAATTTTATGATTATCTTTTATCAAACTAACTGTTATCTTATTTTCTTTTTCTAATGTAATAGGAAGAAAGGGCAGGTTAGTTGTAAATTGGCGAGGTGTATATGTTGATAACGCACCTGACTTAGAACATAATTTAACTATAAAATCTAAAATCCATTCATGAGGATTTATACCTTGAAATACAGATTTATTTTCTTTCTGTTTAGATAAAGCAGCGCTATATTCGACATGAAATGTAGTTTCATACTTGTCAGTAGCATCATGTTTAATAATATTAATACTCATACCACCGTGTCTATTATTTTTATTATAAATACGTAAAGCTTCTTTTACTTTTTTTGCTATTTTTTCATCATCAAACGGTCCAATATATGTTCGAGAAATGATATTTAAATTTTCTTTTCCTCTGTCTTCTTCTTTTTTTTGTAAATAGAAATAAAATTTATATTGGGATAAGAGAGGCATTAATTTATACAATAATATTTTATTTTTTTCACCAAATATATTTGAAGTGTTGTTAATACATAAATCCGTTAAATTTTCAAATTCAGAATTTGAACTACTACTTGAATCTGAACTGCTATCTGAATCTGAACTGCTATCTGAATCTGAACTGCTATCAGAATCTGAACTGCTATCAGAATCTGAACTGCTATCTGAATCTGAATCTAATTCTATCTTTCTTTGTATAATTTTTTTAGGTTTTTTACATTTTTTTAACATAGTAAATTTATTTTCTTCATAATCAATTGTTATACATTGCATAAAAAGTTGTTTACATTCATCTTTTTGAGTTAAAAGTTTATTTAATTTATCTTGAGCTTTCTGGATAATTTTTTGAGTATCAGAAGCTCGTGCAAGAAAACCAGAATTTGTATGTACCCATCCATTTTGTTTGGCTGTTTTATATTCATTAAAATTTCCGTTATAATGTTTCCACCATCCTTGTAAAAAGAAATCTGCATATAATTCTTTATTTTCCAAAAATGTAATAATACTAATATTTTCTTGTTTTAATACACATTTATCTTTATTAACATTCATCCATTGTTTAACATCATTATAATTATACATCGCAAATACTGGAAGAGGCATAATTGATTCATCCAAATTAAGCTTAATATAATTTTCAACATTTTTAAAACTAACATTAGGTTGATGCGCGCGAAATAATGTGATAGTTTTTGATAGAATTTCATTCTGTAAGATCCACATACTAAATGTAATTTTATATTGAGGATGATACTTATTTTTAAAATCTAAAAATAATTCAGGTACATAATCAATAATATCTTGTACGTCACCAATAACATTTTTATCGTGTAGAAGATCAATTTTATAATACCATGTCCAAAAAAATCGGTAATTTTCTTTATCCGGCGATGAATTAGAATAAGATATTGTCATCTCTTCATTAGTTTTATCAAATTCGTTCCATATAATCATTTTATTTTTAACATCAGTATTAAAAGATTCAAAATCACAATTTAAAGGATTTTGATACCAATGTGTAAATATTTTATTTAATTTAAAATCAAATAAAAATTCATTATACGTCATATTTTTAGATGCACTTGTACCATAATAGACATATTCATATATATTTTTCAAGTTTTTAAATTCGTTAAATTTAATAAATTTATGGGCACCAGATATTATAAAAATTAAACGTAATTTATTATTTTTTAAGTTTTTTGCTAATTTAAGTAAAATATAAGGTTGTAAAAATTTAATAATTTTAATTTTTGCCAAATAAATCTGCTTATTAATAATTTTTGTTTCTTGAAAAGCTTGATTTTTTAATTCTAATTCCATTTTTTCTACATCAGATAATGCTGGTAAAAATACAAATTTAATTGCATTAAGATCAAATGGTGTATTTGATTCCAATTCTTTTATTGTTGCAGACATTAAAGCTTTATATTTTAAATTTTTAATCAAATGAATTTTACAATAAGTATTTACTATTTTTTTTGCAATATTATAAATTGCATTTTGTATAATTTTATTACCGGAATCATGTTTTGCTTTAAGATTTTCAAGTTCTTGTTCTAACTTTTTTCTTATATTAATAGCTTGTTCTCCTGTCGTTATATGACATCGACAATTACCAACTAATTCATCAATACAAATACATGTAATAAATCCAGTTTTTTCATCATAAGTTGAGACATGCGAGCCTCGTTTACAGTTTTGTCCATGAATACATACATCTTCTTTTGTAATTTTTTTATTTATTAATAATTTTTGAATTTCACAATTAAAATCTTGTTCACATAACTGTATGCGTTTTGCTAAAGCCCAAACAGAATTTTCTAAATCAGAATTATTATCAGCGAACAAAACAAATTTATTCTCATAATTATTTTTTCGTGCTAATGAAGCTGCATGAATCCATATATTAATAATATCTATGAAATTTTTTGGCACAGGAACAGGACAATTAATCCGGGGTAGTGAATTCAAAGACCGTTGCTCATTGATAATTATAAGATTTTCTTTAATACATTTATATACCTCATAATAAATAAGCTGTAAAGGTATTTTTTGATGATTCGTAATCATTAAAGCATCAAATTTTGTAATATGATCTAAAACTGTAATTTGTCCGAGATTATGGGCATAATTACAATTGTTATATTTACAAGGCATATTTTTTCCATCATATGTATGGAGCATATATTTTAAACACATTGCAGTATATTTTTTTACTACATATTTTGATTTTTCATTAGAACTAGATGCTTCTGAAACTGTTTCTACTACTTTTGGTTTTAATTCTTCTGGATGATAATAATAACAATTATATCCTCTTGTACATTTCCCATGTAAATATTGTTCACATATAGGAGTAATAAGATGCTTACGGAAAGGATGATTACGTTGATGAATTTCATTACAACTCAATTCGTGTCTACGTGCAACAGGTAAAGCACAAGCTTGAACCCATCTTTCACATACACATATTTTTTGATTTTTTATTGTTATTATCATACAACCTTTCATTGGTTTTATATTATATTCTTGATTATAATAGTCTAATTCTTTACGATATATTTCTTTTGGTTGTAATTCGGGGGGATGTAGATAATAACAATAATTGCCATTTTTACAATTTCCCTGTTGGAAAAAATAACATAATTTTTTAGTAGGATGATAATTTGGACAATTGATATCTTGACAAATATTTTGAACCCATTTTTTACATACGGATGTAAAAACTCCATTAATTGTCAAAGTAATGGTAAGTTGCTTTTTACGAGCAACAATAGTTTTGAAATTATCGGTTTCATTATAATTAGCCATAACAGAAAATATTTATATAATTAACAAATTTAAATATCAATTTTTATTAGATATTTAAATAGTAGATTTATCTCGAGTAAATCAATTATAAAATAATATTTTATAAGATACGGTTAAAAGCAAAGCTTTCAAGTTTTACCACGTGTTTGTATGTGGCGAGGGTAATCATCTAAAAAATATGAAAGAAATATATATATATTCAATTTTTTTATTTAAACTAATTGATAATTTTGTGCTTTGTTTGTCTAAAACTAATTTATATTAATATTTATAATCTAATTGAATACATTTTAATTCATTTATATTTAACATTGATTTATAATAAGCTGATTGAAATATTTACCAAAAATAAGATATTAAATTTCTAAGATTTATAAATGGTCCCTAATAGTTGATTAAATTTTATCTATTACTGGCAAATGCCATGTATTCACCATCAATATTATAATTTATAATCTTACATTTTTGATTTTAGGGTATTATTATATGAACAATATCTTTATATGTCATAATACGCATTTTACAACAATACCGTCTTAATTTTAAACTTAATAATAAATTACTTATTTCTTTTTCTTTTTCAATTTGATTTAAATTTGGATTTAAACAAATTTTTTCTTTCATTTCTTCATAATATAAAATTTTTTGTCCGATAAAATATCCGCATGTTGGACATGTCATGTAAAGCATAAATAATAATAATATAATATATTATATATATTTTTAATTCAATTTTTATATTATAGTTAATATTGTATATATTATTATATGAATGAAAATCTATTAAATAAAAATATTATTTCAAATAATTCATTATATGCTAAACAACCAATGAATTTTACAATAGAACATTTACAAGATTTATCTAATGTAAAAAATAATGTGATAAATTACGATAACAATAAATTTATTAATTGTGGTGAACTCCATAATGATAGTAATAATTATACATCTATAATATTACCACATAAAAAATCATTTTGTCAAAATTTGTTGAATTTAAATAGATTTATTATAGATATTTTTAAATTTTATAATAAAAATTTTATAAATAAAATATTATCATCTAGTGAAAATATTTTTTCTTGTATAATATTATTATCTATAACAAATATATTTATATTTTTAATATTAAAAATTTTATAATTGATAATATACTTAATGAAAATATATATATTAAGACATGAACAAAGAACAGAAGATTGTTCATTTTTTTCTCCTCTAATAGAAAAAGGTTTATTTAATGCAAAAAAATTAGTTCCTTATTTAAAAGCATGTAATATTGATATAATTTATTCATCACCATTCATTCGTACATTACAAACTATATATCCATTTGTAAAACAAAATAAAAAAACCATAAATATTGAATATGGTCTAAGTGAAATTCATTTAGTTGATATTATTCCAAAAAAGGGTCTTGGTATAACTTTACCTGAATATTTAGGCAAATATTATAATTATAATTGTAATTATGAATCTATTATTAAATCTACTGATATTAAATATCCTGAAAAATATGATGATGTTGTAAAACGAATTAAAATTATATTAATACATTTAATTAAAAAATATGGTCATACAAATTATAATATTTTATTAGTAACTCATCAATCTTTATGTACTGCAATTTTACAAATTATTAAAAATTCCAATCATGAATATTCTACTAAATTTAAAACTGATATCGATAATCATTTATTATATAATTATCCTAAAGGTAAAATAACTTTAATATATGATAATGATTGGTATTTTGAACTAATAAATTAACTAAAATTATTTTATTATTTAATAATAATGGAAAATAAACAGTCATCAGATTTAAAAAATTTTATTAAAATAATTAAAACATATGAAAATCGTTTTATTAATAATAATTTAAAATTGAATATAACAAATATAGTAAATGAATTTATTCCAAAATTAAATAATGAAGATAAAGAAATTTTAGTTAGTTTAACTATTTTTTTAGTAGATATAATATCATATAAATATGATTTTAAAAAAACTAATGAATATTATAATCAATGGTTACAAAACCAAAATCGAGATATAAAAGGTGTAATTTTATTATTATTACCTTTTATTGATGATAAAGAAAAGGAATTTGGTTTAATATTACATAACTTAATTGATTTAAATCAATTATTATATTATCCTTTACAAAAAAAATTACATAAAGATGTTTTTAAAATATCAAGAAAATCTGCTCTTAGCACTTATTTTAAATTTGGTAATATGGGATTAGGATTAATAAATAAAAATCAATTTCATTTATTTGATTTATATGATGAAAATGAAAAAATGATATATAAAATTATGTATCATAATTTATTAGGTTTATTATACAGTTTAGAAATTATGAATGGAAAATATTATATTAATTGGATTAATATTAGGCCAATTAATATAGCGACTTACAAAAATAATAATTTATATATTAATACACGAAAATTTTTATTTACTTCATCCAATTCATTAAATTATATAAATATAATGAAAGCAATTACAGATAATAATCTATTATTATATTATTCCGGATTATGGATAGGAGATATATATAATATAATACGAATTAAAATGTATGAAGAAATTAAATCTCTAAAATGGTTGCTTTTTCCTTATGAAATAAGAGATTCAAATTCTCAAGATAAACAAATTTATCTAATTCATGGATTAAATATTATGTTAGATCTTAATTTTATATTAAAAAATGATTATTATAATAATTTGAACTTAGAAAAACAAATTATATTTTATAATAAAGTTAAAAATATAATAATCAATTTTAAACAACAAATAAGTGTTATTGGAAAATTTAGCATTGATATTGAAATAATAAAATATTATTTAATTTATGTAATAAATAATACACATAATATAAATAATATTTTATTTAAAAAATTTCTATTACAATTTGAAGATGAATTATTTGATAATGAATTATTAGATAATGATTTTGATAAAATGAATATTGAATTAATAAATGAAATTCAATTGATAGATATTATATTAGGGCTTGAATATTTACTTGATAATAATTTAGATATATTATGGGATTTTTTAAAAAATCAACTTGATAAATTAAGTTATACGATTTATGGTAAATATCTTATAAATAAAGAAACAAAAACAATTATTAATCAGTATAATTTAAAATTATTGAGTTCTAATTTAGAAGTTAATATAAATTTAAAAAATATTTATAATGTAGCTAAATCTTTGTCTCACGATAGCATAGTAAATTGGATATTATTAGATAAAAATTATATGTCTTTATCAACAGATAGTCGAAATAATTTTTTTAGAAAATTATGTGATCAATTACCTAATAATGAATGGATAAATTTGCAAGGTAATTTAGCTAAACAAAATATAAATAAAACCTATAATTACAATATTTTATTATCAAATATTTTAACAAACTTTAGGGATATATTTTTAGATTTGATTTTTGAAGAATTAATTTGTTCTGGTATATTATCAGAATTTGTACCAAATAAAAATATAACAGATAATACTTTATTACCTAGTAATAGTCAAATGAAAAAAAAAAAACAAAAAAGTTTATTAAAAGAATTATTTGATGATAATCGTAATATATGGTCAGAATCTTATTATTATTTAACTAATGATAAATTTAAAAATTTACCTAAACTAAGATTTGAAAAAGATAAACAAAAGTTCCAAAATATAAAAAATATTTATGATGAATATTTTTATTTTGATTTATTAGTTAAAGATCAATTATGGCCACTATTTTATGCTATGGATTGGATTTGTCAAATAAGTTTTTTTCAACATTATATTTTTCATCAAGTTTTATATGTTACTGGTGCAACTGGACAAGGTAAATCAACTCAAGTGCCAAAATTATTTTTATATGCCTTAAAAGTTATAGATTATAAAACACATGGAAAAGTAGTATGTACTGCTCCTAGAATAACACCATTACTTGATAATTCAACACGTATATCCGAAGAATTAGGAGTACCTATAAAAATGTTATCTAATTTATCTAGTATTAAAATTAAAACTAATAATTTTTATGTTCAATATAAATATAAAGATGATTTTCATACTAAAAATACAAATCATGGATTTATTAAGATAAGTACAGATGGAACACTTTTAATGGAATTAAAAAATAATTTGACTTTATTTCAAAAAGTTAAAGATAAATTTATTAATACTAATATTTATGATATTTTATTTATTGATGAAGCTCATGAACATAATACAAATATGGATTTAATACTTACTTTAGCTAGACAAACATGTTATTTAAATAACACAATAAGATTAATTATTGTTTCAGCAACTATGGATGATGATGAACCAATATATCGTCAATATTTTAATAATATTAATGATAAATTAATATTTCCAATTAAGCATAAATTTCATGATCCTGTATTACAAAAAGACATTTTAATAAATTCAAATTATATGGATAGAAGATATCATATTTCACCTCCAGGTGAAACAGTACAATACAATATAAATGAAATATATCAAACAAATGATTTTAATTATAAAATAGAAAAAGAAAATGCAGAAATGGCACAACAACAAGCTTATAAAACAATTATAGAAATTTGTAATAAAAATTTACCCGGGCAAATTTTATTTTTCTCTTTAGGACGAGCAGAAATTATTAAGGCAGTACAATATTTAAATTCTAATACTCCTAATAATTATATAGCATTACCTTTTTTTTCAGATCTTAATGAAAATTATAAAACAATAATCTCAAATATTACAACTAAATTATCTACCTTTAAAACTAAAAAAGAAAATGTCGCTAAGGATTGGGGTGAAACATTTATAGAAGATAATACAACACCTTTAAATATTTATGAAAAAGCTATAATAGTGGCTACTAATATAGCAGAAGCATCTATTACTATTGATGGTTTACAACATGTAATTGATAATGGTTATGTAAAAGTCAATAAATATAAACCTGAATTAGATAATTCAAGCTTAGAAATTGAAAAAATATCAGAAGCTAGTCGCGTTCAACGAAAAGGTAGAGTTGGTAGGACAGGAGATGGAAATGTATATTATATGTATACAAAAAATGCTAGAGCAAATATTTTACCCAACTATAAAATAACTCAAGAAAATATTACAGATATATTATTAAAGTTATTAAGTAATAAAATATTAGATGATATAAATATTGATGATAAACAAAATTATAAGAAATTAATAATATCTAATTTACATAATAATTATAATATATTTAATAATGATGATAATTTAAAACAAAAAAATATTTATACTTATATATCGAATTTAAAATTATTATATTTACAAAATTATCATATTAATAATAATCTTCTTGATAAAAGTTATTACGAAGATTCTATTATACATTTTCAAAATATATTAATAAATAAAGATTCAAATTTTTCTATAATTGATCAATGTTTTTTTGTATTTAATGATGGACAATTAATTGATAATTTATTAGATAAATGGGGTTGTTTTTATTTGATTCATCCTTTTGAAAAATTAATAACTAGAAATATTTTTAATAATATAATAATATATAATAATCAAGCTACCAATATAATACCTGATAATGCATATTTGTATTTATTATCTTATTTAACAAATAGAAATTTATTAATTTATGTTAATAATACCTATATTAAAACAGAATTAGCACAAATATGCTTAAACATAAAAAAAAGTTATAATTTTGAACATATTGATTATGCATCGTGTATATTAGCTGCATCAGCGATGAATTGTGAAAATACAATATATGAATTATTCATTTTTATGGATACAATTAACTATTCATTAGAAAAAATAATTCGAGATGATTTAAATTGGGATTCTTTTATTACAAAATATGGTAAAACAATTAATAATTCGGATATTATATTTTTATATAATATTATTCATGATCTGAAAAAAAAATTTAATCATTTATTAATATTTAATTTAAATGATCCAAATGTGACCCAATTAATAGATGATAAATTAAATTTTTTATTTAAACAATACGTTCAAAAAATGAATAAAAGTATTTTAGAAACAAAATCAAATGAAATTATTGATCCAATTGATATAGAATATAGTAGTGATTTATGGAATAAATTATTGGCAATTAAAAATAGTACTAATAATTTGACAAAACTAACAGATGACTATAAAACATTTTTTTTAAATCATTCTGAAATAATTAATATATTTTTAAAAGATATTGAAATGAATAAAACACAAATAAAATATTGGGCTAACTTAGAATTTTTAAATTATGATATAATTATAGAATTTTTAGAAAAGATAATAGAAAAATTTATAAATTTCTACTATAAAACTAATACTGACTTAATTTGGTGTAAACAATTTAATTCGAATTTTTTAAAATATTTAGATAATTTTAATTCTGAAGAAAAAATATTATTTGCTTTTGTTTATGCTAAACCAACACAATTTACCTATGAAAAAAAATTAGAATCTTTTATATCTCTGCTTAATCATACTATATATTCTGTTTCATATTCAAACACTTTAGTTAATTTTTCAAATGAAATTATATTTTATTGGTCATATACAGTTCCTGAAACTCAAGAAAATATTCCTATTTTAAATATTAATATTTTATCACCGATTAATATTAAATATTTAATTATAGCAAATCCAATATTACTCAATCCTTTTAATATACATCCTATATTACCAGATTCTTTGTTTCCATCAAATATAGAAATTTATAGATCACGAATGATTTTTGATAATTTAAATTTTTTAATTAAATCTTTGAAAGATTATTGGAATAATAATTATTATATTTGGAATACAAAAGAGGTACCTATTTTACATTATAATTATCAATTAATAACTAAAAAATTGAAATTATAAAAGAATATTTTAATATATTCTATATTAGATATGAAAAAAATTATTTATCAAAAAATAATAAATAATTCTGATAAGAATCAAGAATCAATAAATTTAGATGATGAATTTAAAATTCATCATCTAAATTTAACTCTTATATCATCAAAATTTTTAAATAAGCACATTGAAATTCAATTAAAGGGTTTTATATTTAATTTTTTAAATATAAATTATATTATTACATTACATCATAATTTACCTATTGAAAATGTTTTGTATAATACAAATTTAATGGATATTTTAATTAATTCAAATTGGTCAGAAATTTTAATTTTAGACGCGACAAACATCAATATCGTAAATTATAAAATTAATAAATTTTATTGTAATAAATTACCAAATATAAATACTATAATTTACATTGAAGAATTAAATACTCGAAAAAACTATATATTAGAAGTTATTAAATATGAGTTTCTTTTGTTTGATAATCTTCAAGATGATTATTTAATGCCTTATATTGTTGGAAAATTTAATACTCCTATTTCGGCTGATATACTTGTTGGTATGTCAGGAAGTCCTGTATATAGTAAAGAAAAATTAATCGGTATATTTTCGAAATATGATATTAATTTGAAAATTGCATATATTTTACCTATTTATATTGTAATTAAAAATTTAACAAAACAAGATAACAAAAATGTCTATACTATTGATACAATAGAGAGTCCTAGAGCATCTTGTTTTGCTGAAAAATATACAAATATAAAAAAAATAAATTCTTATAATGTAAAATCAAATCAAATTTATTATCCTATATTTAAATTATATATACCTTTAAAAACCTTTTTATTAATAGAAGGAGACCAAAATAAATTTATTACTATATATTATGATCAGTCAATAAATTCTTCGGAGATGTTAATGGCAAAAAAAGATCTTCAAATAATTAAAACTAATTATATAATTAATTATGACTTATGTATCGATATTTCAGATAATTTAATTTCTCATATTGAAAAAAATAATTATTATAAAATAAGTTCAAGATTTTTAACCTTAATCTTAAAAATAGATAAAAACTTGTTACTACCTATATTTAAAACTATTGCTAGAAATACAGATATTAAATGGTGTAGTATTATATATGAATCAGATGAAGAAAAAAAATCAATAGATTATCCCAAATATTATTTTAAATAAATTGAATTAATAAAAAATGTAAAATATTTTTATCTTGAGAATTAATTAGTTGTCTTAATTTTTTTTAAAATAGTTTTCTCTTGATTAGTTAATTTATGTCCTAATTCTGATAATATTTCAATATCATCAAATTTATATATTTTACATCTAGATTCAAGTAAACTATCTATTTTCATGTTATCATTATATTTTGTAATATAATCAATTAAATTTTCTATACAATTATCTGATAAAATATTCATATTTATAAAAATACCATTTCGATTACTTGAAAAATTTGTACCAATATCATTAATTATAATATAATATATATCAATAAAAACTTGTTTATTTTTAATATTTTCAAATTTCTGAAGTAATTTTTTTCGATAAATAGAATTGTATTTTCTGTCTTTTTTTATAGAATTATTTATATTTGATAATTTTATATTGGTCTCTTGGAATGGTTCAAATTTATTTTTTTTAACGGAAAAAAAAGCTTTGCTTTTTAGATCATTAGTAATTAACGATCGAAGATCATTAATTTCTGTAGAAACTTCTTTAGAGTTATCAATACTAATTTTATTTTTACTTTGTAAAGATAAATTTTCTATGGATAAAGGATCATTGTTTTTTTGTTCATCATTAATTAATGATTTTCGATCATTAATTTCTGTATTTAAACTTGATTTTATAGAAGTGATATCAAAAATATTTATGTTTTTATCACCAGAAATTGAAATTTCTGGTTTATTAATTTCATCTAAAATAATTACAGGTGAACTATTTGTAATTAATTTATTAACTTTTAAAATTTTTTTATGTTTTTCTTTAATATTTATATATTTAGAAGATAATTCAGAAGGGTTTAATATTTCATTTTTAATTAATGTATTAAATAAAATTGGATTTTTATAGTGAAAAGATTTATTTATAATTTTTTTTCCTGTATATTTATCCATTAAAATAAGTAATAATTTAGATTTTTTGTAAACACTATTTACACATTTGTATATATAATTGATTACTATTAATTTAAAAATAAAGTTTTGCTTTTTTGGATATTATTATATCATTATAATTAATTATGTCAAAGTTCGATTTAATTAAAGATTTTTCTTATCCCGATCCAGATGATCTTAATTTATTATCGAAAATATTTAAAAAACGCGAATTTTATTATTATAATGTTGAAAAAAGAAAAAAATTAGAATCTTATGATGAAATACAAAAATACAGAGATCTAAATTGTAAAAAAGACATTAAAGAACCTAAAGAACATCAACAATTAATTAAAAATTTTATTAATCCTAATACTCCATATAAAGGTATGATTTTAATGTATGGGGTAGGATCAGGAAAGACTATGGCTGCAATTGGAATAGCTGAACAATTTAAAGAACAAATAAAAAAATATAATACTAAAATTTATGTACTTGTTCCTGGTCCCAATACTAGAGAAAATTTTAAAAAGGAATTAATAGAAACTACAGGAAATGAATATTTAAAAAATAAAGAAATTTTTACTCAATTAAGTAAAACTGAAATCAATCAAGAAAAAAAAAATGCTATATATAATGCATTACAATATTATAAAATAATATCTTATAAAACATTTTATAAAAAAGTATTAGGGGAAAAAATTGCTGAAAAAAAATTAGTTAAAGGAGATAAAAAAATTAAAGTTTTATATAAAAGAACTGAAGAAGGTGAATATGAACGCGAGCAAGTTATTGATAGAATAATTAACATGAATAATACTTTATTAATTATCGATGAAGCTCATAATATTACTGGAAATGAATACGGTGAAGCTTTAAAAAAAATAATTAAAAATTCTGAAAATTTAAGAATTGTATTATTAACAGCTACACCTATGATTAATTTAGCTGATGAAATTATTGATTTACTTAATTTTATTCGTCCACAAGATGATATGATTCAAAGAGATAAAATATTTACTCCTGAAAAAAATTATTTAATGCAAATAAAATCACAAGGTTTAGAATATTTACAAGAAAAAGCTAAAGGTTATATTAGTTTTTATAGAGGATCTATTCCTTATACTTTTGCAGATAGAATTGATAAAGGTAATATACCAGAAGGTATGTTATTTACTCCAATAATTAAATGTTATATGGATAAATTTCAATATGATACATATATTGAAACAACACATAAATTTGAAGATACATTAGACAGAGCATCATCTGCTGCATCAAATTTTGTATTTCCAGGATTAGATAAAGCTAGAGAAAATTTAATTGGATATTATTCAACAGAAGGTCTAAATATAATATTATCTCAATTACAAAATGAAGGATCCAAAATTAGAGAACTAATTAATAAAAAATTATTTAATAATAAATTATCAAAAGAAGACGAAAAAAATTTTATATTTGAAAATAATAAAAAAAGTATAACTGGATTAATTTTACAATTACAATATATTAAAAAATTTTCAACTAAATTTTATACAATTATAAATAATTTAAATAATTTAGTCAATGATAATGCATGTACAGCTTTTGTTTATTCTAATTTAGTTAAAGCAGGTGGTATGGAATTATTTGCAGAAGCATTAATTCAAAATGGATATTTAGAATATCAGGATGAATCATCTAATTATGATATTAAAGATGATACACGAGATTATAAAACTGGTTTATCTTATTCTGAATTTAAAAAAAAAAAAATGGATTTAGTTAATTTTAGACCATCTACATTTCTATTAATTACAGGAGGAACTGAAGAAACTGAAGAATTACCGGAAATTAAACAAAAAATAGTACAAGATATATTTAATAGTATCGATAATGTCAATGGTAAATATATTAAATTTATTTTAGGTTCTCGTGTTATGGGCGAAGGAGTAACCTTAAAAAATTGTAAAGAAGTCCATATTATTGATGTATTTTATAATATACCTAAAATTGAACAAGTTATTGGAAGAGTTATACGTATGTGCGTACATCAAGATGTTATTAATGATAATTATAGATTTCCTGAAGTTAATGTGTATCGTTATGTAGTTGCTATAGATGATAAACAAACAAATAGATTATCTACGGATGAAATATTATATCAAAAAGCTGAATTAAAATATTTAACAATTAAAAAAGTCGAAAGAGCTTTAAAGGAAATATCTATTGATTGTCCATTATTACTTAATACCAATATATTTCCTGAAGAAATAGAAAAATATAAAAAATGCGCATATCCTACACTTGAAAATATTAAAGCAAAAAAATTAATATGTCCCGCATTATGTGATTTTAAACCATGTGCTTATAAATGTCAATCAACAAATTTAAATAAAAATTATTGGGATGAAGAAAATATGACATACAAAAAATTAAATAAAAAAGACATCGACTATAATACGTTCAATGATGAATTAGGTAAATCTGAGATTATTTCAATTAAGAATAAAATTAAAGATCTTTATAAATTTAAACATGTGTATATATATAATGAAATATATGATCAAATAAAAAAATCCTTTACTTCGCATCAAAGTGAATTATTTGAAGAGTATTTTTTAGAACAATCATTAAAAAATATGATGCCAATTACAGAAAATGATTTTAATAATTTTACTGATATTATATATGATAAATATAATCGTCCTGGATATATTATTCAAAGAGGTATCTATTTTATTTTTCAACCTTTTAATGAAAATGAAGATGTACCTCTGTATTATAAACAATTTATAGACATAAATTATAATAATAAGAATTCTATAGATAATTATGTTAAACAAAATTACTCTACATATATTGATAAAGTTGCAGAAGTTATGCCAAAATTTGCTGCAAGTGATGATGATAAGATCCGTATTATTAAAGAATATAATTTTGAAGATACTTTAGATTATTATGAAAATCGTGATGAAAATTTTATAGTTGGTATTATTGATAAAAATCTTAATAAATTAGCATCTACAGATATGGATTTATTCAAAATTAGACCACCACGAGCAAAAATTCTAGATAAAAAAAGAGGAACTGTAATTCCTACATTTAAAGGAGCTGTCTGTTGGGTTTCTAAAGATAAAAACTATCTTATTGAAATTTTCAAAAAACTCCCTTTTATATCTCAAGAAGAAATACATAAAATTCAAAAATTTACAAAAGAAAATATATGCGAGGCTATCAAAAATAAATTATTATATTTAGAAAAATATTCAACATCCGAAGATAATAATAAAATAACATATGTTATGATTCCGAAGGATCATCCAATATATCCATTTCCGTATAATTTAGAAGATAGAATTAAGTTTATTATAAAAAATATTAAAAGTATAATTCATAATACTTCAGACATTATAGTTAAAAAAAAAAAAGATAAAAATAATAATATATATTATGAATTAAATTGTAACCATACTAAAAATCTTGAGAATAATAAAGAAATTATGGTAAATAATGGATTTACATATCATAAACAAGAAAATATTTGGAGTTATATAGTTAACTAGAGTTATTCATTTGTAAAGTTAACTCTAGAACAGAAATCAAAAAGTGCTGTTGTACACCTAAATTATTATTTAATCTAAATAATTTTTTCTAAAAATATTTAGATTATGATGGTAAAAGCTTTGCTTTGTCATTAATATATCTAGAAAATTTGTTAAATTTTACATATAATTTACAATATCTAAAGAATAAATTAATTCTAAAATTATTTTATGAAAAAATGTTCTAACTTATTTGAATAATGATAATTAAGAAGCATATCTTTTCACTAATACGTTAAATTAAGCAATTACTTACGAATCATTTTTTAGGAATGTATACTATTCAAATATAAATACTTAAATAGTATATATATATAATTT